GTTGAGATGCTACAGTAAGTATGCTTAAAGCACCACCATTACTTCTAATAAAATTACCATTATTAGCTGATAGATGAAATATTCTTAATCCATTTGTTAAATCATTACCTACATATAGAACTTTGTCATCAAATATAGTAACATCATCTCTAAGCCCTGAAGTTCCATTAACATCTAACTTATATGCAGGTGAACCAGTTCCTATACCGACTCTATTAGCACTTGCATCTACTCTGACCAAGTTAGCATCAGAAGAACCTTCAATTCTTGTATCACTATCGTTTCCACCCTCGTTAAATACTGCTCCAAAATTTACTGTCATTGGCGAACTGAATGAAGTATTACCACTAAATCCAATATTACCATCACTTTGACAATGTATATATCCATTACCAGTTGAGTTTGCAGATTGTATTTTTATTTGCTCTGTGTGGTTAGTATCTCCAATCAACATAATGTCACCACTTGTTTGACGCATTAGTGTTGCTTGATTTCCTACTGAATCAGTTGATACAAATCCAGTATTAAAAACACCAAGAACTTTACCAATAACTCTCAAATTTCCATTAACATGAAGTTTACCACCAGATGGCGTAACTCCTATACCGACATTTCCTGATGAGTCTATTGTTAATCTATCATTAGTTCCTACTGAAGTATTATCAGAAATTTTAAAAGAATTAGCACTATCATCTAAACCTATTGAAAAATATTCATTACCAACATCTCTAAATGTTATTTGTGGGTCGCCACTTCCTGCATGAATATATACTTCAGCGTGTGGCGAAGACACTCCTTCATCTCTTATAAATGATGCTATTTTATTACCACCTCCACCACCAGATACTCTAAATGCTTCGGCATTACTATCTTGATTGACATGTAAAGGTGATGCAGGTGATGAAGTTCCTATACCGACTTTATTGTTAGCAGAATCTGCAAATAAAGTAAAGTTGGAATCATTAACTACTAAATTCGCATCTATTGTAGTAGCATTAGGTACATATCCACCTTTAAATCTTTGATTATTAGATAGTTCATGTTGCATAGCACCAAGCATAGTTGCTTCATCTTGTCCACCACCTTCTTGGCATACTAAATAAAATGGTGCTGTACCTACAAATCTAAATGGACCTGCAGTAGATATATTTGTTGCACCAGTAGATGCACCATTTTGTGCATATATTGGTGAATGTTTAGTAGCACCACTTGCATCATGTGTATATAATACATTACCACTTACATCTAAGACTTTTACAAAAGTATCCTGAAAACAGACCAATCTATAACTTGATAAATCTGTACTACCATAAATATAATAATCAGAACAGAACTCAATAGGCATAGCAAATTCTGCTTCACTACCTGAGCCATCAGCAGTACCAGTTGCAAACAATCCATATTTACCAGTAGTATCTTTTAAGTAATAAGCATTTACATTTTGTGTTTCTGATATAGTTGTACTGCCTTCTAAACCATTTGTTATACCACCTTTGCTTTCCCTTGAAAATGCACTTGCTATAACTTCCATAGATAAAGGTGTAAATAATAAATGGTCATTTGAACCATCATCTAAAGTAGCACAGACTTTTCCATCTGCTACAATAACATAATATTGAGTTTGTGAAGTTGTACCAGTTTCAGTATATGTCACAATACCACCCTGACTTATAGTTCCTGAAGTTTCAGGTGTTCCAGTAATATCTGTATTTGCAGAAGTTCCTATAAATATTTCATAAGATACACTTGTGTAAGGTGCATAAATGTTAATAACTAAAGGTTGTCCTCTTGTGTTAGCAGAACCTAATATTCTACCACTAAATCTTTCGTTCATGCACATAGCTCTAATTGTGCCTGATTGATTTACAACAACTGCTCTATCTGCTGATATAACACTTCCTAAACTTAAATCTGATGCACTAATAGTTGCTTGCCCAAAGGCACTATCAATCTTTGCTTTAAATACACCATCTACATAAACATTAGTATTATCAAAATATGAAGTTACAACATGGTCTTGACCACTCTCCATTACAATCCAGTCACTTTCAGCAAAGTGTCCTTTATGTTGCATATAATCTCTTGTATCTAAATATTGATGTGTTTTTAATGTACCACCTAACACTAAACTTTGATTCTGAACATTACTGCCTACAAAAACTTCTTTATCATCTGTAAGGACCATTGTTCCTGTGTTAGCAGTATTAAATTTTATGTCACCACTTGTATTGGTTTCAATAGTAATATTTTCTGATGAACCATTTTCTAATTTTATACCTGCACTACTATCCCAATAGATAGAACCATTAGTATTAAATCTTAATCTATTACCACTTCCTAAAATTCTTATATCACCACCACTTGTAGTTAATAAACTTGTAGGTGATTCAGTTCCTATTCCAACAAAACCATTAGATTTTTGTATAGTCATTACATTGGCAGAATTACCATAAGAATAAACTTGTAATTTATCAGATGCACTTCTATATCTTAATTGCATATCAGAAGCATTAAAGTCTATACCTGCATCTCCACTATCATTTAATACTCTAATAATACCATCACCATTTACTTGTAAATCTCTACTTGCAGTTGCACCTCCAATAGAAACATTACCAGAGGACATAACAGTAATAGCATTACCACCTGCTCCACTTTGTATAACAAAAGGGTCACCTGCACCAGTTTCAGTAATATGAAAATTATTTGCGACTGCTCTTGTTCTCCAAGTTGCACTTCCATCAGTATCTGTGAATGCTAATTCAGGAGCAGTTCCTGATAAATGTAAAAGATAACTTGGTGAACCAGTTCCTATACCGACTCGTGAATTACTATCTACTACTAAAGTATTACTTCCTGCCCCATCTTCGATACTGAATGGTGTATTACCATCTGCGAAAAGTTCAAATCTATTATTAGAAATACTGTAACCAAGATTTGCTTTTGTTGTGTTGCCTTCATTGAAATATATTCTTGGATTTGAGTCGTTAGATTGTATTCTAAATATTGCATTACCTGTTGCTCTTTCAAGTTTTAAAGTTCCTGCAGTATAAGTTAATTCTGATTCTACTGTTGCTTCAGTTGATGAATTAAAAGTTAATAATCCATTGTTTGTAGCACCTGACATAGTTATAGCTGAACTTGCAAGGTTTATAAATCCTCCTGCTTGAGCACTATATTGTAATACCTGGTTATTTTGAGGATTAGTTATTATGACATCTGATAAATCATTAATACTTGCATCTAAATTTACTGTTACAGTGTCTCTACCTGCATCTAAACTAACAGCAGTAGATATACCTGTACCTCCTGCTATATCTACAATATTTTCATCAGTTACTGTTGTGTCTGAACCACTATCTGCAGATAAAGTCCAAGTATAGTTGGCTGCAGTAATTAAAGATTGAATTCTATCATTTACAGCTGCTGCTGTTAGCAAAGAAGTATCGTTATCACCAAAAGATGAATTAATTTCTGTTGAAGTTTGTATTGCACTACCTGATATTTTATCAAAGCCAACAGTATCTAATACTGCTAAATTACCTAAACCTAAAGTTGTTTGTGCAGCTGCAGCATTTGCGTCATCAACTAAACTTGCTCCAAATGTAGATATAGTAGTGTTATTAGGAACTGTTAAAGTTTTTATGCCATCTAAATCTGTTACCTCGGTATCCATCAATGCTCCAGCAGCAGTCACGTTAGCAGCATCAGTTTTATCAGCTAATTCTTCTATATCATCTAGTTTATTTTTTAATGTTGTTGTAAAATTATTATCGGTTTGTGAAGCTACTACAAAGTCCATATTATTATTTATATCGTCATAGGTTACAGCAATGCCAGTTTTAGTACCACCTGTTGCTACTAGTGGACCAGCAATATCTTGAACCTGCTCTGTTGAAAGCTGAGTGTTATTTGTAGTTATGCTACCACCAAGAGACACTGGTGTACCGTCTATTGTTATAGCACTTTCTGCTAGTTTTGTTATAGCAATAGATGCATCTGAATCAACATCACCGTCTGATATTCCGTCTTTAATTGCTAAATCTCCTAATCCTAAACTTGTTCTTACTGTACTACCTGTCTCATATTGAAAAGCTCCAGAACCAGTAGCAACAATAAATTGACCATTAACAGAAGGTGCACCTAATGTATCTAAGTCTTGTAGTACACCGTCTACACCTATAGATAATGTTTCATCACCACTTTGATTTGTTGTAAAGTTTCCAATAGAACCTATACCAGCTCCATTAGATAGTGTTATAGTTGCATTATTTGGTGTGCTACCTGTAGCTATAGTTGTGCTTCCACCAAGAGGGACAGATGTTCCATTAATTGTAATAGCATTTTCAGCTAGTTTACTAATTGCAATAGCAGCGTCAGATGCTATGTTTCCGTCATTAATACCTGACAATCTACCTAGAGGTACAGTACCTGAGCCCAATAAATCTGCACTATGACTTGCTAATGTAAAAGTTAAATCAAAAGGGTCTGCATCTGTTCCATTTGCTACGTTAGTAAAGTTGATGTTTATACCACCACCTTCTACAAATTTAATCTCTTTATTTTCAGTAATTATTACTTCAGTGCTGTCTCCGTCTTCTATTACAAAACCTGAACCCATAGTGTTTGCAGTCATATCATCAACAACAAAATCAATTCTATTATTAGTGTCATCATAGTCTACATTAATTCTTGTTTCTGTGCCAACTAACATAGCTCCAACAATATCTTGAACTTGTTCTGTTGATAGTGTGTTAGTTGTTATACTACCACCAAGAGAAACTGATGTACCGTCTATTGTTATAGAGTTTGCAGCTAATTTAGTAATAGCAATAGATGCATCTGAAGCAACTTGAGAATCTGTTATTTCATCTGCAAGTGCTAAATCTCCTAAACCTAAACTTGCTATAACATTTGTTGCATTTTCGTGATGATATGCTCCAGCACCAGTAGATACAATAAATTGATTTGCACTACTTACAGCTGTCATAGCATCTAAATCTTCTAAGACACCATCCACTCCAATAGTTAATGTTTCATTGTTACTTTGATTTGTTGTAAAGTCTCCTATAGAACCTATACCTGCACCAGGGCTTAAAGTAATAGTTGCATTAGCAGGAGCAGCTATACCTGATATTTCTGAATCTACGTAAGCTTTAATAGATTGTTGTGTAGCAAGCTTAGAGTTACTATCAGATGACATATTATCTTCATCTAAAATAGCAGTACCACTTACACTTGTATTGATTACTGGACTGGTAAGTGTTTTGTTCGTAAGAGTTTGAATACCTGTTAATGTAGTTACTGTAGAATCTATAGATATATCATCTGCATTAGCATCTATACCTGTACCACCAACTACATTTAAAGTTATATTACCACTAGCACCACCACCTGTTAAACCTGTACCTGCAGTAATACCAGTTAAGTCAGCACCAGAAGTAGAACTTCCAGAAATTATTAGATTTGTTACATCTCCAGCTGCTTGCTTTTGTTGTTTTTTAGTTAAATTTTGTTCTACAAAAACTTGTTCGTAGACAACACCATTTCTTTTTTCTTGTTTGACAAGTTTACCATCTTCTAAAAAAGATACAGATTCACCTTCTCTTATATTTTGATTAGATGGTCTTACCTTAAAAAAGGAGTCAATGCCATTAACTCTATGTTCTCCTGACTTTGGCATTATGAAGGTCTCTTGTTAGTTTGTCTATAATCAATATTAATATCATTTATATTTACAGCTCCGTCTGCTGTAAGTTTAAAAGACATAGATTCACAGTCTCTATCATTTGAAACAATAATAAATTCTCTTGTAGTATACTCTGTTGATAAAGACTGAGCAGACAAGTCATTATAACTTGACTCTCCGTCATTAGCATATCCTAATGTAAGGTTTGTTCCGTTACCTTTTGCCGTAACAAAAACTCTTCTAACTTTTTTTACTAATCCAGGATTTCCAAAATCTAAATCTTTAGTTCTTAAATCTATTTGTTTTGCTCCAACGTCTCCTGTCAACAGTTTTACAGTTTTAGCATTACTACCACCATATTCAAGATAATACAACCCATCAAACGATGGTATAAAATTAGATATTCCAGAAGTTCCTATTGACTTTGTTAAGCTCCATCCCTGTGTAGGAAAGTCATAAACTAAAACATCTGTGCCTGCTGCAGTATCTTGAACAACATTTAATTGTTTGTATTTATTATTATATCCTATAGCAGGGTTTTTAGATAATTGATTCGTTCTCCAAGTCTTATCATCTAAAGATAAAGTAAGCTCTGTTGGTACAGATGAACCAGTAAAAATATAAACTCCATCGTCATTTGCCCAACAAATACCAAAAGGTGTCTTACATACTGACTCTTGTTGCCTACAACCCATGCCGTCATATTCAGCCTCTAAAAACCAACCAGCATCAGATGTTGAAGATACATTAATTATATATAGTTTTTTTTGTTTAAAAGCTAACAATCTATTTCCTAAGCTATGTAATGCTGTAAATGAATCACCATCACTAATACCAATATCTAAAAAATATGTATCAGGAAAAGTAGCAAATCTATTTACTGGTGAATAGTAAACTCTATCATCATACACCTTGTCATCTTTTCTGACGTTAGCTACCCATGCTCTTCTAGCACACACAGTAGATGCTTTAAAACCACCTTTAGTACCAAAGTCTATACTTTCTTCATCTTGTGAATATCCATTAATACTTTCATAAGTATCAAGTGATGGATTTACTATATCCATACCTGTAACTTTCCTAAAATTACTACCTGTACCTGTTGCACTAGAAAAAGCATCATAGTCTTCAAATAAATTTGTTCTAACACCTCTTTGATAATCTACGTCTAAAAATAATATCCATCTACCGTTACCGTCTTTTTTTCTTGTATATACTCTTACACCTTTTTCATTTTTTCTGGTATTAAAAGAACCATGTTTTATTATAAATCCAACATTGGTAAAATATGCTCCTGTTGTTAAAGCAAACAAAGTTGATTGTGGTGTTTGTGGTAAAGTCTCATTATCTTGTAAGTCAATTATTGTGTGACAAAACTCATAAGAACCAGCTTCCCATCCACCACTAGTAACAGCTATTTCTGATGTGCTTCTTGTGGTAACTTCAGCTCCAGAACCATGTTCTAAAGCACCAGTTCCAAATACATCCCTATCAACCAATAATTGTAAACATTGATTTGTGTTTCCTCCAATATCTAAAACATTAGTACTTCTTACTCTCATTGCCTCTTGATTAATAAAAATAACTTCACCAATCATATTACCTCTAGCACCTGTGGTAAAAGCTCCATTATAGTCCATAGAAAGGCTATCCATATTTTCTGTGCTGCCTAAAATTTTCAAATGAATTAATTTATCTGAAATACCTATATCAAATGTAGGGTCAGGGTTTGTTTCATTAGGGTTAGAAGTTACTACCAATTTGTTAGATGTTCCATTTTTTACAATAGCAGTATATACAATATTGTCTAATGTTGGGTCTGTTTGTAAACTTACACTAAATTCACCAGAACCATCTGGTTCTGCTAAACTATTATCTGCTATAGAATGAAATTGATTATCATCTTTTTCTACTTTCATAGTAGTATCTAAAAATCCTGTAACGTCAATACCAAACCTTGAGTCTTTTACAAAAGGCATTTTTCTTGGTTCTGTGGTTATACTTGAATCTACTGCAAGTTTATCTGAAACATGTAAAACTCCATCTACAAAATAATATACTGGCTGTACAGCTCCAGTTACTTGCATATCTATTTCAGCGTCTCCAGAGTCATCTGCTAAAATAAAATTACCTGTAGAATCAAAATCTCTTCTAAAAAATTGTATAGTAGTTTTGTCAGTAGAACCTTTATCTATAGGATAAGCTATTGTTTGAGTTGGCTGTGTTGTAGTGCCACTTGAATCTACATTAAATTGTGAATTAAATATAAATGCACCATTACCATGCTGTGTATGAGTCATTGTTTCTGATGTTCCTCCTGCTGGATTTGTACTTTTAGTAGAAGAATCAGAGGATGACTCTATTAAACCAGGTTTTGATAATATAGCATTATCTGCTTGTATTACTTGATTTGATGCAATATCCCTAGGAGAGGACTTAGTGTTAAGACCTCTGCTAAAATCATTTAATTGAAATGATTGTCTAGGCACTTCTCTTTACCTTCTCAAAGCTACGCATTCCCCCAAGACCGAGCATACCTAAAAGTACAGTCGTTAGCGTACCCATATCAAAGGTAGGTAAAACTACTTCATTTCCAAAACTATACAAGATAAATGTAAGTAAAGGCTGTATGATATAATGATACGCTAAAGCAGAAGCACAAATCCAACCAGTAAAAGGTCTCCAGCCAGCAACAAACATAGACGTATGTCCAGCTTCTACTTTATTGACTTCCATTTGAGCTTTGTTAATCTCAGCTATTAATTCAGCTTTTTCTTGTTTATCTAAAGTAAACTTGTCTACATGACCAGCTACTTTATCTATAATACCTGTAACTATATCTAGTTTAGGCATATTCCACATCCACATTCACAGTTCATATTGTCTCCTTTTAACATTTCCATCTTCTTCTCGCTTGCCTAATTCTTGAATTAGGATTATTTCTTGTTTTAGCACTACTTCTTTTAAGTTGCCCTAAAGACCTAGCACAATAAGACTTTCTTCTTTTTGCTGCTTTACTACCTTTTTTAACTTTACCAGTAACAGCTGTTTTTAACTTACTCCCAGGGTTAGCTCTTCTATAAGCAGCTACACCTTTTTTAGTCATGCCAGCACCTTTTTTAGTAGGTCTGTAATTTGCATTTTTACCTTTAGTAGTTCTTCTTATTGCTTTTGCTTTTTTTCTAGGCATTATTTTTTATTTCTTCTAGCTCTTGCATCTGTTTTTCTTAAAACTGCAAAATCAGCTCCAGTTATTTTATTAAACGGTGGAGCAAGTCTTGCTATTTTCTTTTGTTTGGGTGATAGTTTTTTTCTTGTCATTATCTACCTACCTTTTTTTGTGCTGCTTTATGAGCTTGTGTAAAAGTTTTACCACGTTTCATCATATTGGTCATACTTTTTATGTGTTTTCCTGTATGATGTTTTGCATGTTTTTTCATGGTAGCTTGTTGTCTCTTTGTAAGACCAGATATATCTACACGTTTTACCATTACTTTCTTTTTCTTCATTTTACGCTTATCTCCTTTTTGATTTTATCAAAAACTTCTCTTTCATCAAATCTCATACTTATGCCAGGTTCATATCTCATAACCTCTTTTCCCTCTTTTAAAATAATAATGGTAGGAACAACCTTAATATTCCACTCTTTTTGTATTACAGCTCCTATAGCTTTATTATTTAAATCAATCTCAGCTACATAACAAAGATTAGCAAGTTTTTCAATCTTTACTCTGTTTTTATAATTCCAAGAAGCATTAACCTGAACTACAGAACACTCTTGTATATTTAATGCTTGTATTTTTTGAAAATTATCTAAATTAACTGATTGTGATTGTAATGGCGAAAGCCATAAAAACAAACCAACCAAGTATAAGATACCATAATAGTTTTTCATCGTCTAACCTCATTTGTTATTCATATCGATAAGTGTTTCAGTAATAGCTCTAGTATCATCTTTAATATCGTCTACTTTTTCTTCTAACTTATCTACTTTACCTTCAGTATTTAATATTGAATCACGAATCATTTGGTCCTTTAAATCATACTCCATTCGTGATACTTCTGGCTCTGGTAATTCTTTTGCAAGTTCTATTTCTGCCTGCAGAGAGTACCACATACCTATAATCATACCCACAGTAACTAAGATACTAATACCTGTTTCTATAGATAATGTAAATTTAGTGTCTTTTCCTACTTCCATTTTTTACCTCATATTTGCTGGCACAATACCTCTTGTACCACCTGTTTTCTCATTTTTCTTCATACCAAATTTTCTTAAACCTTCTTTATAGTTTATCATGCATTGCTGTGCTGATGCCATTCTAATCTGTGCAATCGCTGGGTTATCTTCTCTTGATGCTGCATCCATCAAAGCTTTACCTTTTACATAATCAATTAACAAAGGCTGTAAAGTATTGTCTATATCTAATGTACCTGTAATAGAAGTTAATTTATCTGGCTCTGCATAGTAAGATATTACAACACCATCTGTTATAGTGTTGCCTGTTCCTAACTGAACAGGCTTTAGTTTTGTCTCAGCAGTTTCTGACGTACCACCGTCTCCTATATCAGTAGCTATTGCTATTCTATCGCCTTCAATCCACCATACAAATGATGTTGATGGGTCTTTGTATGTACTGCTTACTGCTGCCATGTTATACCTCTGTCCATGTTGTATTAGCTGATGCCTCGCTATAAAACTGTTTTATTTCCTGATTTGTTAATCTAGGAATTTGTATATATTCACCAGCATCATTTTTGATTGCACATCTAAATACTTTATTAACAGTAATAGCTCTATCATCATCTAAGTTATACCATAACTGATTATGTGCTAAATCTGTTTTAGCATATTCTACTTTTTGCAAAAACTGACCCATGTCAATTAACGCTTCATTAATTAAATTTAATACATAGTTTTCTGACACTCCAGGAACAGCCTGTAGTACTCTACTATATATCTCTTTACCTGTAAATTCTATTGCAGCCATTATAATACTCCTTGTAAAGTTTGTATTTGTTCTTTATATCTTGCATCTATTTGTGCATATTGTTTTTCATACCAATTATATTTAGCAATATCTTTCTGTAAATTAGAATTAAATTGTTGTACTTCTTTATTTACATTAGCAGAAAATTTTCCAATATCTACTTGAAATCTTGAAATCTCTTGCACATAATCTTGTATTGTAGCTTCTAAAGTTCTTGCTTTATTTTGAACAGCAACACTTGTAGACTGTCTCATTAATTCTATAGCTGCACTTGTAGATGTTTGCATTTTTTGTACTGCTGCACCAGTAGAAGCTTGCATTTTAGCAGTAGCAGCAGATGTAGATGCCTGCATCTTAGCAGTAGCTGCACTAGTAGAGGCTTGCATCTTAGCAGTGCCTGCAGTAGTTTTGCTTGATGCTATTGCAGTGTTTGCTCTAGTAGTTTCTCTAGCAGATGCGACGCTGGCTTGTGTTGCAAGTTCAGCATCTTTGATGGTCGCTGCCATAGCTGCTTTTTCATTTTCTACTTCTGTTTTAAAAGCATTTA